TCCGAAGTTATTAGCGTGCCTTTGTTAACCTGCCAGTCACGGCACAAAACTAGCGTTGACTTTGCTTGGTAGGTGCAGGTTGCGGCAATACACAGCGTCATGGCCTCAGGCTCCTCTGTGTATTGATCCTCACAGATTTCCTGTGGGTGTGTCGAGTATATTTGTGCCGTCACGACGCCTCTTTGGCTTCGGCAACCTGTTGTTTCTTTTCGGCTTCCTTGAGGTCACGTAATGTGGCGGTAGCTTTCTGCAATTTCCTCCCATCTTCGGAGGCTTCACAATTGCTTGGGAGTTCGGATGGGAGGGCCACACCATTGCTGCGGCACCACTCTTTTTGCTGTTGGAAGGTTTCTATGTAGCGGGGCTTAGGTTTGCCGTCCGGGGTATTCCTGTCCCAGACCCAGTGGTGAAGGTCCTGGCGGTCGCCATCGTCTAGGGATCTGTCCACGTATTTCCGTCCCATATCTCCCATGAAGGGACTGGCGAACGAACTGGGTATCTTCTCCGTTCTTTCCCCGCACTCTTCGCAGGGCTCAGTCGGATCGTCCCAGTGTTTATAGAAGTGCTCCACAATCAGACCACGGTTGCCGCAGGTCTTGGAGACGCACACTGACTCAAAAACTGGCACAATCTACTCCTGTCCCACGTGGGACTCCTGAACTGGCCGTAAGGCCATCTCCAAGCTTTCTATTGCCGCCTTAGTTGCTGCGGCTACCTCGCACAGATCAGCAAGGCTTTCTCGTGGTATATTAATTGATCGGAACTCAGCCAAACGGATGGCTGGATATATCTGACCAGTAAACGGTCCTTCGTGACCTCTCTTGAAGCCAGTGAACCCGTATTTAACAGTCCTGCCAAGGGTTCTATTGGCGATCATGCGCCTTACCAATTCATTAGCCGCTGGGATCAGGATAGAGTCTTCTTGTTTCCGACGAGCAGCCTCATTTTTATCAATGAGGTAGAACTCAACGTCTATGGTCTTGCAGGAGGCTACCGCCTCAATATCCGCTCCTTCAAGGTTTTCAGTCGCACAGTCTGATCCGTACAACGTTATGTGGCCTTCGTTCCTGCGAAGAAATTCAAGTGCGAGTAACCTGTATTTGTCCTTGTCGAGTTCGAACATCACACCGCCTCCGTATGGCTCTCTGCGATGTCCTGGAACAGCCCGCCGCCCAGAGACTCCTGAATCAGTTTGACCAGATCGGTGCCTGTCTCGAACTTACCGCCCAGAAGTGTTTCTAGGGCCTGCTTGTCTTTGGGCATCATGCGGACCAAGTGAGGATAGCCGGAGTTTCCCATATTGTATTGCATCGGGTCTCCGTCTATGAAGATGTCCCAGATGTCCTGGATCAGCTCTTTCACGGTTCGCCCTTGAGATGTTGCGGCCTCCTGGTAATAGTCTTCGTATACCGGGTCCACGGAGCACCGGAACGTCAACTTGCCCTCTTCGCGGCCCGCCGCCTCCGCCAATAGCGGCAAGAGTTCTTCGCCGGAAGTCGGTTCTAAGCCGGTGGACTCCGTGATGCGCGCCATCTCGTTCGGGGTGAGCATCAGCCCGCCGCCTGAAACGTCCTTTAAGAGTGTCTGGATGATCTGGGTGAGCTTCTGAACTTCGTTCTCATCCCCCTCGACCATGGTCATTAGGGGTCCGATGTCGTTCTCGGATAGCTCAAGTTGAATGTTGTACTTAACGCTCACGGCTTTCTCCTTGGGTTTTATAGTACTCCCGTTTCCCCTTGACTACAAGTCCTCAATCCTCGGTTCATAAGGCTGGCCTTCCGGCTTCTTCCCCATCAACGTCATCAGTCCTTCAAAACCCAACGAGTTGGGCAGTTGGATTTCCAGCGAAATAGCCTTCAGTTGGATCGAGCCGCATTGCGGACAACGGTATTCTCGTTCCGGGTTATCGCAGACCCACGGCCATTTGCCTTCCGAGTCCACCGTCTCCCCGTACCGGCAAGTCTGACAGTAACACCGATACCGCGCGGGCTTCTGGACTTCCACTACGCCTGGAACGCGAACGCGGCCTCCTTCGTCACAGTCCATTTCATGGGCGCAGTAAAGAGAGATGAGACCGGCAAGGAGTTCGTCGTCGTGAAACGTTTCCTCAGCCCCGAAGGTCCGCGAGTCAGCCTCTTCTTTCCGGTAAGTGGTCATTTCCTCTGCAAAGTTTGCTGACCTAATTACCCAAGTGTGAGACAAGAGCCAGTCCACTCCCGTCTGATGAAGGTACGCCTTCGTATTCACTTTGGTGTACCAATGCCATTTCCCGGACAAAGGGTGCAGGGAGTCCAGATGTTTCCACCGGAAGACATTTGGGTACTGATAAAAAATCAGCACATCGTCACCAACAGTCTGATAGACGTTGTACTCGATGCACATCAAGGCGTCGTTGTACCACCTTCCAATGACGTTACAGTAGAAGGCCAATTCCTTGGGCTTGGTGTGGTTATCCCTCCAGACCGCCACTTGCTCATCGGGCTGGCCAAACTTACCGATCTTGTTGACGAAGATCACACTGTAGTCTTGGCCGATTCCTTCGCTCGGGTCCACTCCAACTGAGTACTCAACGCCCAGTAGCGGCTCCTCCCAGACCCAAAAAGGGGTCTCGTCTTGGCGATGATCGACATTGCACCCCTTGATGTAACACCGGCCATCTTCTCCGCCCGCCCCGTGGATTTCGCCGGTTTCCCGATAAATCTTTCCCTTCCTGACTGGATTCCGATCTACGGTCGAATTCACCCACTCGCGGCAGGCATCGTTGAACATCACGAAACCACTTACCTGCCAAGCGTCCTCGGCGGTGACGGCCATTTCCTGAAGCCACTGTTTCTTGGCCTTCTCCCCCTGTTCTTCAGCTTGCTCGCGGTTGTCCTGATGCCAATAGCATTGCTCGTCCGTCAGCACCATCGGTTGCAAGGTTCCCGTGTCACAGTCGGGGCACTTTGCTCCACTGACCGATTCTCCGAATAACGCGGCTTTGCGCCACTTCCGACAATTCGCGCACGTCAGCCATTCCTTCTTGGCCCGCTCCCGCATCAGTCTCTCTGGTTCTTGAATGCACCAACCGTTCGGAGGAGCCAGAACTCTGGTTGTCTCGAAGAAGCTCGGAAGAAACAGTGGATACCAACGTGGCCATTTGCCTTGATCCATACGCCGCTCACACGCTCTCCAGATTCGATGCGCAGCGGTTCCGGCTCCTTCACCCGTCCCTTCGATGAATCCGAAGACTTGCGGTTTATCAGCCATCGAGTTGCCTAAATCGGCGTTGACAATGCGCTCTAAGTCGTCCTCAAGGTAGCCACAAAACTCTGAGACGTGGGCCGCGTCTACAGCGATCCCTTGTCCTACTCCAGAGTATTGGTTCGACCATTGCACCATTACACGAGAGTTCATGCCAGGATGTCTTAAACGGAGTAGCGGGTCCTCATTCTCGAAGAATAAGCCCGTCTCTTCTTTACGGCTGGACTGCATCGGCTTCAACCACCACGGCATGTTGTCGTAGATGTACAGCATATAGCCGAATAAGTAAGAAGAGTGCGCCCGATCAACCGAGACTACGATGGCTCTCGTATTTGGAAAGAACATCGCCCGCCAAGCGATCATCGCTTCAATCAAAGTCGAGCAGCCCAATTGGCGAGCTTTCAAAATCAAAATCTTCTGTGCTCTGCCCTTGGCCTTCAGTTCGTAGTACTTATCGAGAATGATGAACTGGCTTTCCCAGAGTGATAGGAGTTGTCGCTTCAGTTCCTTCGTAGTGATCCAGAAGTAATTTCTCGCGGCGTAGCTGAAATCGTTTCGGCAGGCACGGGCTTGTTCGACGATGGCCGCTTTGAGCTTCTTCCCGTCAGCCAACCCCTCAATCAGTTCAAATCTTTCGATAGAGGGGATCAGGTCCCAGTCTTCTTCCCTAATCTTCAGTTTTAAGGGGAGGTCCCGATCCAAGTACTCGATCATGGCGGATACGCCAGGGTCGCGTCGCCACATGACTATTCCTCGACCGGCTTGGTCTTCTCGTACTCCACGGGGGTGGCAACCAGATCCACCACTCTGCGAGCTGGTCCTAACTGGCGGGTTTCCTGTTCGTCAGCCAACATGCGGAAGATAGCGTCCGGTGTAGCCAGCCCCTTGGAACCTGAGGCGCTGATATTGGCTGTCTGATTATTGTTGTTCTGTTGGACGTTGACAACCGTGCCCGCCTTGCCACCTTCTACTAAGCCGTACATCTGGGCCACAAGTCTCATCGCCGCCACATCTCCCGCTTCTACGCTAATCTCCAAGTTATGGAATAACTTAAATAGGTGCTTGATGGCGTGAAAGGCCTGGATTTTCCCTTGAATGGAACGGCTGGAGAGGTTCTTGGCGGTGACCTTGATGCCAGCGAATTTCTCGGGAATAACCAGTGGGGGAGCGGGGTTCAACGTGGGACTGCTGGCAACCTGCTTGATCTGGGTTGCGATGGGGGTCACTTTCGGCTTCTTTTTGTCCGCCACGACCCCAATATAGCAGACTTACTTTAAGAGTCAATCTGAACAAAAAAATCGGCTGTGGCCGCAACGGAGGATGCAGCCACAGCCAGATCCAGACGCGGATTGAAAGTTTAGGTGGCCGATGTTGGTAATTCCGCTACGGCTGCGTCGGCGGCGGTCTTTGCGGTTGCCGCCTGCGTGACCAGATTCGTCAGGATCGTCTGCGTCGCGGGACTCAATACGTCCCCTTGGTTGGCGATCGACTGCTGAAGCTGTGTAATGGTGGCCTCCAGGCCGGTGATGCCGGTTGCAAGCGTGGCTACATCCCCTTGCAAGGCTGTGATGGAACCTTGAATTGCCGTCAGTTGCGTTGCGATTGCGCTCATTTGTCTCTCCAGAAACGATTGGCCTGCTAGTATAGCAGCGAGTTGAATCCCGATGCCTGCCAGCGGATTTTGAATAGGCCAGTTCATAGAACGATGGTACTACACCTTGGGACTTATACTATATAATTCCCTTCGTTTTCGTCGGTTTCTACTCTCATTTCCTAACCTCTCTGCCTGACCCTCTACTGCGTAATCTCTTTGACTCTAAGGAAGCGGTAATCGTCATACGCTCCTTCCTTAAAATACTTGTCATGGTTATGACCGGCGTTATCTACCGCCGATAGATATTGCTCTTTCGTGGCAGTCCCAGTGACCTTAAAGGTATGACTGGCGATCGTCACCAAATCATCAATTTCGGGGGCCAGCCCTGCCTTGAATGCTATGATCCCTATTCGGGAAAGCTCTTCAGCAATACGATCCGTTGGCTCACGTAACCGGGGATCATAGCATTCAGGGCGCTGTCCCATCTATTTGCCCTTCACTCTGGCAACGCCTGGACCATTTCGCGCACGTCGCGCATACTAACGCCAGCAGCCAAGAGGTCGCGCGTACTGACGCCAGCGGCCAAGAGGTAGCGCGCACTGACGCCAGCAGCCATGAGGTCGCGCGCACTGACGCCAGCAGCCAAGAGGTCGCGCGTACTGACGCCAGCGGCCAAGAGGTAGCGCGCACTGACGCCAGCGACCCAGAGGGCGCGCGCGATAACGCCAGCAGCCACGAGGTCGCGCGCGATAACGCCAGCAGCCAAGAGGTCGCGCGCACTGACGCCAGCAGCCAAGAGGGCGCGCGTACTGACGCCAGCGGCCAAGAGGTAGCGCGCACTAAAGCCAGCGACCCAGAGGGCGCGCGCACTGACGCCAGCGACCCAGAGGTCGCGCGTACTGACGCCAGCGGCCAAGAGGTCGCGCGCACTGACGCCAGCAGCCAAGAGGTCGCGCGCGATAACGCCAGCAGCCAAGAGGTCGCGCGTACTAAAGCCAGCGGCCAAGAGGGCGCGCGCACTGACGCCAGCGACCCAGAGGTCGCGCGCGATAACGCCAGCAGCCACGAGGTCGCGCGTACTAGCGCCAGCAGCCCAGAGGTTGCGCACATTAGCGCCAGCGGCCAAGAGGTCGCGCGTACTAACGCCAGCAGCCAAGAGGTCGCGCGCGATAACGCCAGCAGCCACGAGGTCGCGCGTACTAACGCCAGCAGCCCACTTTTCTTTGATGGCTGATATATCAGCTTCCAGTCGATCCAGTTCCTTCAATAACTCAGATTTCGTTTGCATCGTCTCTCTCTCCTAAACATGTGGCGTCCGTCCATTCGATCTTGCTGTGGCTGTCCCATCTACTTCCTAACCTCCTGGCCTGGGGGGAACCAGCCGTGAATTGGCCACACTCTGATCCCTCAAGGATGACTGCAAAATCGAATCCTCATGCTTAGAAGCTCTAGGGTCGGATATGGACCGAAAACCTTTTTGCATCTGCCCTTCTTGCTTTGTAAGCCGGTCGCCCATCGGAAGGTTGTCAGTGTCGAAATTTCCAATCTCCCTTAATGGAGGGGAATCACCGATCTCCGCCGGAGACATGTACTTCGGGCGGGGCTTGTACATTGCCTTCAATTGCTCCAGGATTTCATCGAGCGCCGCGCTAATGTCCTGCTTTTCGTCGTAGACGCTGAAGGTCTTGCGAGCTACCAATAGGCCAAGAGATGTAGGCTGTCCTTCAACAGCTCCCCCGCCAGCACTATCCGACACGGCATCGTGCTTGTAGGTCAAATGAACCAGTCCCATCCCGGCCTGGTTGAGGACATTCTTGCGCGCCCGTAAAGTCAACTTTCCTTCCAGCCCCCTCGGCTCGAATTCGATGTAGTCCGGTGAATTATCGTTAATAAGAGCAATCAGATCCGACACGTCCCACTTAGGGTTTTCCGTTAGGTTTGATGGCCTTTTTCCTGTGACTGCCCGCCTGCGGACGGTTCCCGCCGTGAATACCTTACGCTTTATATCGGCGGGCTTATGCTCGTCGAATCCCGGATCTCCCGGCATTAAAATTACGCTCTTGGCCTCTCCGGGGTCCGTAGCAACGTCTTTATGGAGCACCACGGCTCCCAGTGGCGGGGGAGGGTGAACGTCCAACGTGGGACTCGGCACGCCCGGTGGAACCGTGGCAATACCGGATTCCTCCGTGTTCATGTCATAGAGCATTTCCACCGTGTCCACCACGTCCTCGGTGAGTAGAATAGAGTCCTGGGTCTTCTTCAGCCCACGGTCGAGGGTCTTCTGAATGTAGCGGGCGAACTTATCCTTGAGTGCTTGGTCCATGCTTCCTGGCGTCTCTTTCCTTGCAGAGCCTTGAAATTCAGCGCACCCACCTCCCCAGAAATTAGTCCGCCTCACTCCAAGGCTCTGCACGGCCCTCTATCCGCTAGAGGGTTGCGTTTGTACTCCAACCGGCTGCGGTGTATTGTGTTTTAGACTGTCGGGTGTTTTCTCCTTTCTTACTGGTTCAGATTACTCGTCGTCGTTTGCGACATATTGGACAGGGTTGCAACGTTGTACGACATGGCCCCGACCGGAGCTTTCCCGTAGAAAACGGTGGCTCCACTAGTGGTCGTGGGGAATAGACCGCCTTGCGTCTCGACGAGATACCGGAGAAACTCTCCGATGTACGGAGGCAGATTCGGCGGGTCCATGTAGCGGAAGTCACCGGGTTGGGCGATTGGGTTCATCAGAATTTTTTGCGCCGGTTTAGCGGGGTGTAAAGCATCCCACACCGCTTCGGCCACCACAGCACTCTTGCCCCAGGGGCTATCTTGCTCCACCGCCTTCTGGACGGTGGCTAGGCGAAAGGGCGGACCAGTACCTCCGCCTTCTGCATATCCACTTTGGGTGCTTCACCACCCATCACGGCAGCAAGGGCGGCGGACTGTCCATCTCGGGCAATCACAGCCTTGGGGCCAAAGACCAACTTCTCGACGGCCCCTTCTTCGGCTTCTTTCTTGCTCGGCTTCTCGATGATCGCTACTTCAAACAACGGCATTGCACTTCTCCTTTTCAGACTTGATCCTTCATTCTTGCGTTTGGCTCGTATACTAAAGTCTTCTTGGCCCGGTCCATGGCTTCTGCCCAATCTACCCCGTAACGTCGCCGGATTCCTTCCGCCCGTTCGCGGAGTTCCGCCTCCTGATCGGTCATGTCCGTGTAGCCGCTTCCATCTCCACCCAGAATCTTAGTCAACCAGTTGGTCTGGCTCCTGGTGAACTTCTCGAAGGAGAGGGACAGGGAATCCAGGGCGGCGAGTTGCTTGGATGCTTGATCTGTCCGCTCGACACGCCCGCCAACAAGACCATCACGAACTAAAGCGAGATTGTCGTTGATCGTTGAAAGATGCGTTCGGGTTATGCCCGCCTGCTCCTGGATGGCTGCGTTCACTTTGCAAATCTGGTCGCGGATCTCGGTGAACTCCAGCGATGGCTGGTACACCGTGGGACTGCGCATGACCCTCACGGTGGAGAGTACCATCTTGTAGACGGCCACTACCACCGCGATCGCCACGATCCCGTAGCCAATCCACGACATCAAGACTTGCAGCGTCATTTCGCAACCTTCTTTTTGTGGCTTTTCCTGACCTCGACGAAGTAACCTTGGCTCAATAGAAAGTCCGTGCCCGACTTCACATACTGTTGTACGCGGGCCTTGGAGATATCCAGCGCTTGAGTGTACTTCATCCCGATTAAATAAGCCTTGGTTTCCGGCCACTCCGAACCCTGCAAGAACATAATGGCGGCATTGATCGCAACCTTCAATCGAGTCCGTTTACGATGTGACCAGTCTTCGGGAGGTTCCGGCGCGCGTTTATAGATACGCGGGTCCGATGCCGTCATACGGCCTTCGCGGATCGCCTTCCTCAGGTCGCGAGGGGTCATTCCAGGATGTCCTCGGCTCTTTCCAGCCATTCGGGAATCGGTTTGCCGTGGTAGATGAACTCCAAGAAACGAACCGCCATTTCATTGCACGACAGTTCGCTTTGGATGTGGACAACGTCGAACACGCTCTCGATGGAGGCGAACCGCTCGATGGCGATGCCGATCTTGTTTGGTCCTTGGCATCCTACTTCATAGCAGAGCCCCAAGGTTTTGATGATCTCAAGGGTGAGTTGGAATTTGGTCATTGCTTTGGATGCTCCTTCCAATACTTCGCCGTTGCTATAATGGTGTACCCATCTTGGTCTTCGACATTTTCCCAGCGCCCTGTCGAGATCAAGAACTTCTTCGCCTCATCGTAGGTCATCCCCATTGCTATTTCGAAATCGCTGGGCCTTTGCTCGGGCTTCATCCCAACACCCCTACCTTCCCATCGCCTTCATACTTTAAGATGATCTCGTCTTCACTGATTTCCTTGACCACCACATTTGTTTCCAGTTGTACCCTGCCCGACTTCCCTACGACTTTAAGAGCGGCAATCATCCCCGGTTTTGCTGACCACTGCCACGCTGCCTTCGGCCCCTCCATCAACTTCACAACTTCGGCTTCGTCAACCACGTCGTTGGTCAAGTAGTCCTGAATTTGGCGCAAAATCATGGCTTTGGTGGGCCGATCGTCGGGCTCCTCGCGTTCGCGGGCCGTCACTCCCCTAGTCGAGGCTTCCCGCTTGGCCTTCCGTTCCGCCACTTTCTTTTTCTTGGCTTGCTTGGTTTCGCCTCTTCGAATCTCGCCGACCAACGATAAGGAGACGCCAATGTACTTGGCGATCTGGGTGTCTTTCCACTCCCCAATCTTCTCGTCGGTTACCGCCAATTCAACGGCGCGTCTTTTGTCGGCATTGGTCAGCCGTGCGCCGTGATGGGAGTTTTCCAATAGGGCGTACTTCAGTGCATCGGAGGCGTCCCCATCGTGTATGACGGCGGGGATTTCCAGCTTGTTTTCCTGCCGGTAGGCTTCGATGCGATGGAAGCCGTCCGCGACACGGTAGGAGTTGTCTCCGTTACGGAAGATATGAATGGGGTCCATATTCCCGTGCTCCTGAATTAAGGAGCGGTACTGATGGACCAATCTGGCGTCGAGGGTGATGCGAATTTGGACGGAATTAGTTTCGTCAATTTGCTCGATGGGAACCAGCTTAACGGTTTTCTTGGTGGCAGAGGGTGTCATTGTCTTTGTCCCACGTTGTACTCGATCTATAGGGTACGCGGAGTCAAGAGTGAAGTCAAGAGGTGTTTTAATACCTTCTCAAGACGTTTCCCTGGATCATCAGTTCAGCCTCCCGTAACACCACGAACCCATGGATTTGCTGAACTTCTTTTTTGGAGTATCCAGAAAGCAGCATGATCTTAGCCGCACGCACCCTGGACTCATAGACGGGGTTCGCAGGCTTCGGTCGGCGGTCCTCCACATCATCTTCAATTTGGTGGATCATATAAATGTCGGACATAGGATAAGATCGTTATCCAGAGCCAGAGCCATCGCAATAGCCATGGCCACCGCCATCGCCAGAGCCGTAATCCGGGTCGGAGTTTCACGGCCTCAGTCCTTCAGCGCCTCGCGGAGCTTGTCAAGTTCCACTGTGTAGGTCGGTTCTGTGTATTCCCCGCCGTGAATCTTGTACAGAATCCAGACCGACTGGTAGCGCTCATCGGCGTGAACCGCATCCAATCTGTTCTTCAAGTCTTCCGCCGCCCGCGCGACGGCGAGCAGGCCTTGCCGCTCTCGTTGGAGTTTCAGGATCTCATCCCGCAGTAGGGGATAGCTGCGAAATGCTGCAATGGACCACTTTAAGTCAGCCGATGGCCATTCCTGTGCCACCGCAGCCAGACGCAGTCGGTCCAACTCCGCGATGATCTCGTTGATGTCAGCCACGTTCTACCTCCTGCCTCAGCACTTGCGCCAACGCTGGGACTTATATACATGATATAGATTGAGATTCAGGGAGTGTTTCAACATCAACTTGTAGCCCGCTGTTCTGAGGGGCATAGCCCCGCAAGGCTCATCCCGAGCCTTTTGATGTTTAGTGCCGCGTTGTGATCCCGCCCCAAAGTCAACCCGCATGAACAGGAATGCACCCGCTCGCTAAGTTCCTTTCGGATGATGACACCACAGCCGCTGCACTTCTGAGATGTCCCCTTCGGGTTGACCGGCACCATCCACTTACCAGCGTATTCTGCTTTGTAAGTTACCTGCCAGATCAACAGCCCCCAGGCTGCATCCATGATTGACTTTGCTAACTTGGATCGCACCATATTTCGGATCTTCAGATCCTCGTGAGCAATTAAATCGTAGTTCGCTACCAGCCACTTGCTGACGTGGTGGATGTAGTTCAACCGCGCACTTGCGGCCCGTTGATGAGCGCGGCGCAACGCCTCACGCGCACGGAGGCGGTTATGTGACCCGCGCGTCTTGGTTGCTAACGAGCGATTGGCGGAGGCGATCCGATTTTCGTGCTGACGTATCCAACGCGGATTCTCAATCTCGGTTCCGTCACTCAGTGTCGCCAGGGTAGTCAGGCCAACATCAATCCCTACCGGGTGCATTACCACGCACTTCTCTGGGGCGGGGCCGATATCACAGACTACGTTAGCCGTCCATCTCTTGCCATCACGCTTTACCGTGCAGTATTTTGCGCGGCCCCAAATAGGACGCCCACCACGCGCCCGAATATCCCCCACGTTCGGTATTTTGATCGAACGCTCGCGGACTACGGGCAAACTGAACCCGAAGGAATCGTACCTGAAACGTGAACGATAACGCGGGAACCCCGGCTTCTCGCCAGCCTTGCAACGGCGGTAGAACGCCTTGAATGCCCGGTCAACCCGACGCAACGGGTCACGCTGGATATCACAGGCGATCCACTGGAATGCCAGGTCTTTGCGGAGTTCCGTCAACTCCTTCTGCTGGTCATAGTACGTGATCGACTTGTGCTGGAGTTTCCATGCCTCTTTTCGCTCCTGAATACAGGCGTTCGCAGTCTCGCAGTTATCCTCAAGAATCCGATTCAACTCCGCAACCTGCGTAGCGTTTGGACGAAGACGAAACTGAAAGGTTCTCAGCATGTTTCAGCGCACAGGGGAGTCAACTATATAATTCCCTTGACTTTCCTGGGGACCACCCGTCTGACCGGCTTGGATGGATCGGAGATCGGGCCGGAGACCATGCGATTGTCGATCTCGGCATTCCCCAGTTTCGGCAGTTCCCCCGTGACTTTCTCGATCGTCTCCGCGATATGCGCCTGAGCTTCGGTTACGGCCACCGGAAGGTCCGGTGCCGGGATGTCCCACGGCATCTCCAGATCTTCACCGTCGAATGCCGTCGATTCCACCGGGGTCTCGGCAGGGGAACTCTCCGCAGACTTGATTGGCCTTCCGGCTCCCCTCTTCCTTTTTCTGGGGACGTCCCACAGAGGCGACCCGCACTCCGCACAACGTTTCGGAGTTTCCAGGGTAGAGTCGAAGTCCTCTTCGCAACGAATACAGTGGTAGGTCATTTACTTATGTACCCTCCCTGATTCGCTTGGCGGCTTCCTTCAAGACGTCCCGCCACCCAATGCAGGAATCTGGTTTATTCCCGGAGACCATCGTGTCTAGAATCTTTGCGCAGCGCTCGGAGATCACTTCACGACCATCAAGCAAAGTGATCCTCTTTTCCGTAACCTTCTTAATCATGCGTTTCCTCTTGTTTCCATTGTTCCGCCTCGCCTTCCCGGACGCCCTCTCCACGGTGAGCAACTCGAACTCCTCGGGGGATATGACCTTATCGATCTCGACAAATTCGATCGGGCCATCCTCATTATTAATCGACGCTACAAATGGCCAATCGTCAGTGAGTGAGTCCGTCCGAAGTCGATCTCGGAACCAACAGCAGCCGTCTTCTACTGCGATCTCCAAGTTGAGTTTCGCACCTTCCTCTTGGATTAGATTCCAAAAACGCGCCACGCGCTTAGCGCATTCATCAGTCGCTATTCTGATCGATTTCATGATTGGTCCTCCTAGGAGCCTCGATCATCTTGAACTTGGTCTCGGTCAGCCATTGGTACAACGTGGTACCGGAAGCGTTGACCACACGGTAGGGCAAATACACCTCAGCGGCGGAAACCATCGAGGTTTGGATCATGGCGTTCTGCGCCTGCACCCACCTCAATAATTGCCTCCAGGCAATTCGCTCGGCGTCGCGCATGGCTTTCTCGCGGAAGTCCGCACGGGGCCGCTTGGCTCTGGCTTCGAGCAGCCGGAAGACCGGCTCGATCCTGACCGGCATGTCGAACAGAACATCCTTCTCGCCGATGCGCATCACCCACCGCAGGCCGGAAACCCTGCCGTCTTTGTAATCCGTGTTGACCGCCGTTGCCCCGGAACTCACCAGTTCGCCCACAATCTCACTGACTGTCCGCTGAACGGAGACGCCGGTGGTTTCCATGAAAATCGCTTTGCTCATTTGGGGTCTTCCACTGGGCCGTAGACGACGCTCTTACCTGTTGCCGCATACCGGCAAAACTCCACCAGGTTGTCGTAAGATCCAACGTACTGCAAGCGGACGGCTTGCCCAGAAAGAGCCGCAGCGTTTACTAAGATTACTGAGAGACATTCATGCCTCGAATCAGGAGAGCGCTCAAGCTATACGCGCAAACACAGATGCTCACAACAAGAAGCAGGAACCATCCCCATCCGTAGTGGCCCCACTGAAGCCGCCAGAAGCTATAGCCGCCTATTATGATGCTGAGCAAAATGAAAGAAAACGGAACAACTTCTGGAAGTCGAGTGAGAGACTTGCAAAAGCAATCGTAAGTGGACAAGCTTCCCCTATAGGTTGGAGAAGCCAGAACTTTATGAAGAATGTCGGAAGGACGGCTGCTTTCAATATTGCGGTACGAGCGCCACGTGGCGCAACTATGCAGATCTAACTTCTTGTAGGGGGATGGGGACGTAACTATTTGAATCACTACCCCAACCCAACAACCGAGAACGAACGCGACAGCCAGCTTCATAATTGGTCCTCCTACTCGGGTAGATAGTCGAGAATCTGTTGTGCGAACTGCCGGAGCGCTTCGATAGTGGGACCGTGCAGGTACAACAGGAGCCCGGAGTTCAGGAAATTGATGTACAGCGTGTTGTCGCCATGTCCTGGCGGGGACCCCCACGCATTGATGTCGGCAACGTTCAGGTGAATTGAAACCATTAGTGAGCCTCCGCTTCGGGATAACACAATTTGCAAACCCTGCCCTCCGGCACATCCCCTACGTGAAATTCCGTCCGCCCCGGATGTAAGTCCACACGCCCGCACACCGCCTTACCATTCACCCTGATCTTGTGCCATGGCCGGTTGTGCCCTCCGTATTTCTGCCGTGCCCAAGTGGCTAGCATTCTGAACCAAATCGCTACTTTGACCACAATCCCGAACACGATCCTAAGCGCGAAGGCGATCCCGACCACGACCATGCCGAAGACCACGATCCCGACCGTGACCACAGTGCCAACCACAACTGCCCAGACGATCCCGACCACGACTGCGACCACGACCATCTTGACCGTCTTCCGCGCATCATTTGCCGACTCCGAACGACTCGATAGCCCCTCGTTGCACATATAACTTCTCGCAGTGGAGGCGCTGTGCGTCTTTCCACGTCGCGGCCGACCACTCGCCAGTCTCATACACAATCGAAGGCTCGGCCAGTAGCACGCAATCCGTGTCCACGCCTTCGAGCACGCCAACATAGATGTAGTTTAGGCAGAGCAACACTACGCGCTCGCCAAGTAGAGATTTCAGGGCCTCACCTGAAACAACCTTCTTCATGCTCATCCTCACTTCCTCGTATTTGGTTCGGGTCGAACCAAATACTTCACTCCCTTTTCCCTTTCATTTCGTCGCAGTACGCTCTGATGAACGCCGCCGCGACTTGCGCGACGATTCCATCGCCGTAACCCCGCAATCGTCCCACACGCCCGGAAGTCCCATGAGCCAGCGGGAATGCGCCGCGTTCAACTGGCCGCAAGCCGGGACGATCTCCCACCCGTTGGGGCCGAGTAAGTACCCAATCGGCCGATCGCCAAAAGCCGTTAACCGGGCCTCGCCCAGCAGGGTCAGGTTGCCTCGCATCATCATTTCGCTGCCCTGCTCGCCGTCTGCCTTCTTTGGCGTTGCCCAGCCGCTCAGTTGCGCCTGCTCGTTCAGTGGCCACTGGCACATCTCTACTGTCTTGCGCCCGCTGTCCGTGTTCCCCGCTTCGTTGTTCCCGTTCTGCGCCGGAGTGCCCGCCATTGGCGTCGGCCAGCCAGCCAGCACAGCCGCTCCATCCAGATCGATCCCGCCCGTGTGTGTAGACCGCAGGGTGAGAATCGCGAAACAAACATCGCCGCGCTCTGGTAATCCAAACGCGCCGGGACGTAAGTCAAAGGGTCAATGACGTCCAAGAGGTCTCGGATACATCTTTGAGCACAGAAGAAA